AAGGGGTTCTAGTAGTTGCAGAAGTGGAAGAAGAGGAGGAAGGGGTTCTAGTAGTTGCAGGAGTAGAAGAAGAGGAGGAAGGGGTTCTAGTAGTTGCAGAACTGGAAGAGGAGGAAGGGGTTCTAGTAGTTGCAGAACTGGAAGGTAGTACAGTAGTTGCATCAGGGTCAGAGGAAAGATCTCCAAACGTAGTTAATTCTGGTAATTCAGTCACTTTTGTATCTGCATCAATATCAGGATCAACCAACTCAATTATAAAGAGTCCCTCTATTATAGGATAGACTTTTGATTCTGGTACAAATTGAACATAATATTTATTTATGCCTAGTCGTAAATCAAGGGGAATTTCAGGAACTTGTGGACTAAATGTATTATCATGATAATAAACATGTATATTTTTTTCAATATATGTTTTTGTAGTATAATTATATACACGTAGTAATCCATGAAAGTTAACAGTATCACGTGGATTAGTTACATATACCATATGTGGTCGAAACAAGATAGGTTCTGATGGAATATTTAATATTCGTTGGTAGATAAAATAAATTTGCTTTGAGTTATACTCAACTTTAGATGCAAGAATCATGCTTGGCTTAGTTGAATTGATATAATATGAAAAACGATTATACTGTGAAAAAAAAGGAGCTTTTTTAAATATTTTAAAACCTTCTATTTTAATCGTTTGCTCAATAGGAGTAGAGGGTGCTGCAACAAGGTTTTCAAAAGATGGAATCTTCTCAATAAATAGAATCTCATCTATATTTGCAAGTGCGGCTGGTTGAACTCGTTTATATAAAAATATATATCCATTTGTATTTATATCTTCACTACGATCTAAGCCTGGAATAATAATATACCCATTAGGATGAAGTGAAACACCAGATATATCGTACACACTAGAATCACTAAAATATCTCCATATAGTATCATTTACTTTCCATAAATAAATATAATGTCCACTATTCGTTGTAGATCCTATATGTACAATAATTCCTTCAAGAATATAATCAGAATTATTTATTCCAATTTTTAAACTATTATTTATATAAATAGTCTTTTTATTTTTATTAGTACCTTTAAATCGTATTAGAGATACAATAAAATATAAGCCTGCAGATTGAATTATCGGATTCTTAGTGTGCGTTGCGGTTGGATAATCTGGCAGTGCTGGTTTTGGTGTTCCATTTGAAAGACGAACCCTAGTTGTTGTATATTTTATTTTTCCACCAGATACTCGTATTGGCTTTCCAGCAGCATCTCTTTCAGGCTCATATTCTAGTTCCAATGGTTCACATGGCGGTGTTATACATCTTTGTATATCATCGGCAATCATTGGAATTGGCAGTAGATATATCCGTTCCTGTTTTTGTGCACCAGATACTGCATTCATATCTGCACATGTCTCTTCTGAAAAATATTTACGATACATTGTTATCATACATTGTTCTAATAATATTTTTAATATAGATTTATCTGTAAATGATGAATCTGTATAATGTGACTCATATATAAATATCAATTTTCCAAAGATACATTTATTCAGAAGTTCGACTGCATCTTGTTGATTTCCTACTAATGCAACACATCCCAATCGCTGTGTCAAATCTCGTTCTCCTAACTCACATGTTTCAGGATCATATTGAGTTGGTGTGGTTGAAAACATACGTGCAAATATACTTAATAATGTAGATGGCACCGGTTTTGAAATATTAACAAATAATGTTTTTAGTGCAGGAATTGGAACATATTGATTTGATAATTGTAATATTCCAGATACAAATTCAGGCATATGTGTTAACATTTGTAATACTGCATTTTTATAACATTGATTTCCTGGATTATTTAATCCAAATGTATGTGATCCAAGTGTGCGTCCAACTTTGTCCGCGTCGGATTTTAAGAGTGGTGGTATAACTGGATGTTTCTTAGATATAACTGGACCCATGGTGTTTGATGCTACAACAAGTGCTGTTGATGGTGTTGTTAGTCCAACTAATCCAGTTGCTGCTGTTACTCTACCTGGTGCTATGCTTGATCTTGTTGTTGCTATAACTGGTGTTGGTGCTACACTTGGTGCTACACTTGGTATTGGTGCTCCACCTAATCCAGTTGGTGCTACGCTTGATCTTGTTGTTGCTATAGCTGGTTCTGTTAATGCTACACTTGTTGCTCCACCTAATCTTATTGTTGCTCCACCTAATCCAGTTGGTACTACACTTGATCTTGTTGTTGCTCCACTTGATGCTACAACTGGTGTTATTGATGCTCCACCTAATCCAGATCCTACTGCAGTAGGATCTATTTTCAAATGAAGCGGTCCAATGATTAAATCTTTAAAGTCACGTGTATATCCATGAGGAGGAACAAAGGTTACTGATGCAAGAAATGGTTGAAATGCATTTGCCATCTTCTATTTATACTTACAAATTAAAAATAGAAGATATGACGTATTTTATTTTAAAATTTAGGCATACCGATAGTAAGCTCTTCTGCAGGTAAGTGTGATTGTGTAGTTGTAGATATAGATTGTATGACTTCTTTCACCTCCAATGCATTGCCGACAGATGTAAGAAGTGTAGATGGATCTCCTCCTGCTCCAAATATCCATGCATAGGCTGCACAACCAATTGTAATTAATCCGACTAAAAACCAACGAAATAATGATGCTACATCGGGAAGTTTCGAATCTTTATACGATCCCCAGCCAGCTGCCGCAAACGTTGACACCAATCCGCCTGTAATCGCAGATCCTATAAACGCGGGGGTTTGCATTTGTAAGGAACTTTATTTTAACTCAATTCTTCAAACTCACCTGATGCTGTTAACGGAAGATCCTCCTCCACCGGATCTGAGGAAGGTGCAGGAGCATCTAAATCTTCCATATCCTCCATTGACAAACTAGTTGCAGTATCTGCAATCTCAATTCGTTGTAAAGAATCATCGTCCTCTCCCCAATGACTATCTGGCTTATCCTCCACACTAATCTTTGGACTGTATCGTATTTCACTAATTGAATCATTCGTCTCATCATATACTGTATCATAAGGTGTAAAATGAACACTTGGCTCCGTATCAATCTTCATCGCAGTGACTCCATCTCGTTCTGGTGGAAGAACTGCGCTATGATCTTCCTTAATGACCAAGGAGGGAGGGACTGCTATTGTAGAGAGTGCAATCGGTGCAACCACTGTGGTAATTGTAGAGGGTGCAACCGGTGCAACCACTGTGGTAATTGTAGAGGGTGCAACCGGTGCAACCACTGTGGTAATTGTAGAGGGTGCAACCGGTGCAACCACTGTGGTAATTGTAGAAGAAATAGGAAGAGATGCTTTCTTTTTTACTGGTTCCTCCTCCTCCATTTCCTCATCCTTCTCATCCTCATCCTCTGCCAAATATTCATTCAAAATAGATTTCACAGGAAGCAAGGATCGTACTGCTCCGCTCAAAGACTCAATACACATTGATTCCATCTGAATAACATTCTTCTGTTTCTCAATCATAGGAACTGATTCTAAAAAGAGAAACGGAGCTTTCCAAAACCCTCGTGCACACTCAATAAAGACTCGATGTAAAAAGTGATCCAGTTTAGGAAGTGTAATCTTCATTTTCTTTTGCTTGCTAGAGACACGAATTGCTGTCAACATCTTTGTATGTGCAATAAAGACCGCTGTCATCAACTCTTCCACGTAATCACATCGACAACTATCCAATACAATCGATACATTGGTATCAATAACATCTTGATTCCATTTAGGAACATCGGCACACCAGATTTGAAAACTACTCATGGCTTTTGCAGGATCACGTGTAGATATTTTTTGGTATTCTGCACGAAAAAACTCCACAATCGGGGAAGATAGCCAGGATGCCATCTGCTTCAAATATTCATTTCGCGCCTCACTGTACAGACTGACTGACTCCATATTACTAATTCATCTGAATTCATTTTATAATCCCTTCCGCGCGTAAGATCTGATACACTGCATTAAAAAACATTGCTCGAGAGGATCCTCCTCCTAGCCTTGACCACTGTGTTAATGTTTCTGAAAGAATTGGATGATGTGTCCATCCTGCCACTAAAATCTCTCGTAAATCAATCCCCTCCATTCGTGCCAAATGCTCCGTTTGAATTGCCCATGATACCCACTCCTCTTCTTTCTTCGGTCGTGTATCTAAATAAGATTTAATAAGTTCCTTCTGTGAATCCTTATAAGAATATTTCCATACAGCTAACACTTCCAACATTGCTGCACGTAGATTTTGTTTTGATTTTACTGCAATCTCCTTGATCTGTTCTTTAGAGACTTCAAACTTAGTTCGTCGTAATAATTCATAAATCACTTCTGTTTCTTCAGGAGCTCGAACATGTACCAGAGTGGTACGACTTACCAACGGTTCCGTAATGGTTCCTATATCTCGCACCTCTAACACAACTCTTGTATGAGCTGCAGTTGTTTCAAGCATACGACGTAAAAATGCTTGTGTATCGGCATGTAATGCATCTGCATGTTCAAAAATGATCCATCGAAATCCACCTGTAGCAGTCCGTCCTCCTTTCGCAAAAGCACGGATGGAATCTCGTGAATCGCGTAATCCAGCATTTGCTGTGCAATCAATTCGTAACACATGTCGTCCTTCCAACACTAATCGTAAAAAAATAGATTTACCACATCCCGCCGGTCCACATAATAAAAGGTGAGGAGCCGTATCTGTTCGAATTTGATATGCTAAATCTGTCCATATTGATGTGTTTCCCACAAGTTCCGAAACAGTTTTCGGAGAAGCAGGATCGTAGTCGGGGCTATCTAACATTCTGAAAGAGTTGTATAAGCAACACTTTAAGACCTAAATAATATAACTTACTATTTCTTTGCCTTTCTACGTTTTGCAGCTTCCTTCATAGCATCTCCTAGTTTTGCATTAGGATTTTTTGCCTTTAGTTCCTTGTACACAGCTGTGACAAGCTTGGTCCATTCTGTAGGAGCGCGCTTTCCACCACATTGCTTGCGCGTTCCCTTCTTGCTCTTACGATCGGCTTTGCGGGTGCTCATTTATATTCTATCCTGCGAAAATTTATTTTTGCAGGATAGAATATAAATACAAATCTTAAACTTATCTAGGACCTCTATTTATGTTTCGACCATGCCATGTACATCCCATACGCCAACGCACCTAAGAGAAGTGCTTCTTCTGCTTGATACCGCCAATATGTTGTTCTTGGTATAATTACACTCTCTTTCTCAAACTTAGTTTTAACATCGCAAATAGCACATCCATTTTGATCTAAAATATCACTTTCAGAAATAAGATAATTAAATAATCGATCATTGGGTGCAACATTGGGTGTAATCGCATCAATGATGCGAAGTGTAGCACATACAGACATGTAACCATCAATTTGCACTTCAAGTGGAAAGATATGAGGCATCATACGTTCAATTCCACGACGAGTAATCATATAACACACAGTGGAACAAAACTTTTCTAATCGAATTAAGGTTGAATCGGGCATCACAGTTCCTCGCTGAGATAAACTACGACTCGGAGCTAAATTGCAAAGATCCCATGAACTAGGATCTGCTATCATGGAAGAAGATGCCAAGAAGTCTTCTAGTTTTTTCCGGGATCCTGCCGGTAATGATATATCATCCTCCATAACAATCATATAAGGAGCAGAAGAATGTTTCATAAACCGTTCCCACACTCCTACATGAGATAAATAACATCCAATAGCTCCTTTGGTTGAAATTTCTTCATGGGCGCGACGTGTTTGTAATAAAATATTCCGTTTGGCAACTAAACTTATTCGATCATCCTTCATAATATCTACATCTTTTCCTTCTACTGCACTAAATCGTTCAATCAAAGGAAACTCTTTGAAACCGGGTTGATTTCTTACAATCTCCCATCGATCTTTTCGTCGATCCAAATTAATACAATAAATAGGTATTTTATCCATCCCTATTCTTAGTTAGGAAAAGGAGTTTGCAGTGGAATCTGGGCTCCGCTGCCATAAGGAATTGTATTCACTAAGGCTTCTCCCATTTTTGCAGGGACTCCTCCTTTGTAAAGTGCAATATTATATGGATTTTGTTCCACAGCTTGTACAAAGACAGGATCATTACGCTCCATTGCCACATTCAGCTTGAGAATGGCTCTTGGGCGTTGGATTCCTACAGCTGACTTGGATGCTGCCTCGCCTTGGACACGATCTAATGCTGGTTCACGATCATTCACTGAATCAGCAACGATCTTACGATACTGTACATTCATATTATCCTCCCCGTTGAACAAACCGCCATTGATCACACCATGAGGAGCTCGTCCTTCTGCAATACGCTCCTTCTGTGCATACTGGCGCATATTCTTAGCTGCCCAGCGATGCTTGTCTCGTGCAGGAGTTCCTGCCATTCCCTTGATACCAATATAATCTTCCACAAAGGTCGTTTGACGAACTGTAGGGCGTGCTACATCATCAGGATCATACACTGTAAGACGTTCGGGAGCACTGGCAGGAGCACTTGTACCTACATAATTTTCCACAAAGGTTGTTTCACGTACCGTGGTTCGTGCCACATCATCAGGATCATAGATGGTCAGTTTTGGCTGTTCACTCGTAGGAGAGGCAATGCCTAAAAAGTCCCAATTTGTCATCAACTCTTTTCGACTTCCCTTTGCAATATCTTGCAGAGGAAGAGATACATCGCCTGCTTGAGCCGGTTTCAAGTTGGTAGCGTGAACACGCCCCCCTGTGTAAAAACGTTCATTTGGACGAATATCAATGGATGATTTACCATAGTCATTCTCATCAGCATCCATATTTGGATTTGTGTACTGACTGAGATCTGCATTACGTATTCCATACGGTCCCATCTGTTTCACCAACGGGGTACGGGTTGCTCCCACCGTATAGGTGGCTTTTCCTTCCACTCGTGCCGCAACACCTGCATATTCTGTAGTTGTCGTCTTACGTGTTGTATCCTTCAAGATCTGAATACTTTCCATCATCGGTTTTGTCGTATCTGATTTGCCACCAAAATTGCGTTCTCCCTTCTCATTAATATAAAAGGTATCGGGACGATTCTTATTCACATCTCCATACGTAGCAGGATCCAGACTCGTGGTAATAAAATGAGCTCCTGGAACGACAGGTTGACTATACGTAAGCTTCGGTTTATCGGCAGGGCGAAGATCATCCGTTCGCGGCATGCGTGACTGAATAAAATCAACTCCCGCTTCTTGCTGAAATCCACCACTTGGAATCTGTGTATATCCCTGATTTAACCCTGGACCAACACGAATACTTTCAAACGGTTTTTCATTGGCGCGATTTCTTGATTCCACCATACGTCCTTGCATAAAATCCGTACTGGACTCTAATCCAAAGGGATTTCCCATAGGTTCCTTGGCAGGTTCAAACATGGGTGATTGTTCTCGTTTGTTAAATTGCAAGGATCCAGCTCCTGTATACTCATCCAACGTGGTTCCATTGGCTCGATCATGCATATTTTGTTTCACCGATCCTCGAAAGAAAGGAACCATGTTATTATGAGTAAAATCGGATGATGAAATATTAATTCCTGCTAACGAACTTTTCACAGTATCTCCCTCACGTGCTTTGTTTAAGGAAGCTGCAGGACTATATTCAATCGAATCCGGACGCATCTGCAACAGGGGAAAATCTGCTGCTAATCCAGTAGGAGCAGGTAAGGTAGGAGGCGAAATAGGAAAATGATCTGGCATCGTATTGATCAATCCTTTCGGAAAGGGTTCGCTAGAAAGGGATCCACCGGTAGGAACGCGGAATTGACGATCGTATCCGCCAATGGTACGTGTATTAGGTTGTCGTGGGGAACCGGGAATCGTCGGACGGTTGGCAGGTGTTCGCTCTAATTGTCTAGTAACAGTCGATTCTCCACTTATAAAACCCTCCTTCTTCTTATCAGAAAACATATATCCTAAGCCTATCATTCCAGCTAATGTTGCAACTTCCATAGAAACTCTACTGTGGGCTAGAATTTGAAACTAAATAAATCGACCCCACTTGTAACAAACTGATTCTTTTATGTAAATCTATTTTACACCAAAGAATTACCATTTTCCTACACGGTTTTCACCACTTGGTGCAAAGTGGGTGGATTCAGGATTCCAGTACAAAGAAGGATCTACTTGCATCGCTTCTGCTTCCTGAATATTTCCAAAATCTCGTGGTGCCACCGATTCAATGGTGATGGCGTGTCCAGGACCAGCAGGAGGTTTAATAGGTGCTGCACAGCGTCCTAGCCGAGTTGCATCCTTTACGCGCAAGCGATCCATTATTAACCAATCAAACGGCATCATCACATGTTCTTGAGGATTCTGGCAGAGGTATTCGAAGCGATTCCAACCGACACCACGACCAGTGCAAGGAGGATCAACCAAGCGACTGTAAGTTTGAGGAAAATCGCACTCCTTGGGAGCAGTCGTCTTTGCCTCGTTCACCTTGTTCTTGTGAGGATTGTACTGATGACCGATCACACGGGATCCAGGGCGATCAATGTTAAAGAGATCGCTTTCCACATCGGTACGGATAAAACTGTTGTTAATGGGAGTGGCTGCCCATTTCTGCGCACGAATCGTGGGTTCGGGAGCCAAGCACGCTGCCATATTGGTTAATCCAGGATCCGCTAAGGAGTAGCGACCGGGACCGGTGGTGACCCTCATATCATCAATCGTGTGGATGGTATCATATCGCTGTCGGTTAAAGGAACGATCCACTCTGGGTTCATTTACACTTGCGTACATCCTTCTGTCTTTAGTTTAGAATAATTTAGGATAGGCAATGGACTGTTTCAAGGAGATAGGACTTCCAACACCAGGATAAGAGGTAAATTGAGAGGTAGGAAGATCACGAGGAGCAGTTCGGATAGTATGTTTGACACCCGTGGCACGATCAATAAAGGTGCGATCACTAGGATAGGTAGGGCAGGACGTGCCGCCTAGCGGACAAGCAGGGACGTACTCTCTGGGAGCGCACTTGGTCAAGTTACGGGTAATACCAAACAAATCACTCTCCAGATCGACAGCAGATCCACTAATATTGCTCACTTCATTGCCTCCTACAAGTCCTAATGCATTGCGTGTTTGTTTGGGATGCGTAAACTTCTCGGGAATCTGCGTATAATTAAACATGCCAAAGGAAGCGTTATCGCGGACTAAGGCACCTTCGGTTGAGTTGATACGGTTCCAGGCGCTATCATAGGCTGAGGCACGATCGGCTAAACTCATTCTAATAAAGCAAAAGAAAAAACAGTGACTATCCTGTTGCAATAATTAACTTTGATAGTCCCCATGGTAGAATTTGAGCTACATAGTTAAAATAATCAAATTTTACTGTAATATAATGCTCATCAATTACAATCACAGTTCCGTGATCGTATGGACGCTCTTCCACAGGAAGAAGATCTTCTGTATTTGAATTGTAAACAACACGGTCGCCCACTTGAAAATCAATTACCTGATTACCACTGTGTTGAACTATTCCAAGCAACATCGTATGATTTGTTTCTTGTAGAAAGGAATCATAGGGTGTAGATCAATTTTATTCTTCAATGGTGAGAAATGGATATGAGCAGGACTCCTTTTTTTAAACGGTCTAAATGTTCTAATGATATATAATAGGTCAAAAATTTAAATCTCTGCAAAAAATTCGCGCTGGGATACCCCCCCTCACCCACCCGCTTGCAGCTACTTCAGGAATTAGGTTGTTTTCATTTTGAATGTGATGTTGGAGGTGCGGCACAAGCGGAGTAAACTGATTGGAGAAGAACGTCTCCGTCACAGTTCCGCAAGGTCGTTCAATGCGTGCCCAATCGGAATAAATCAAGCCACTTTCAATATCGGGCTGCCCGCGACCACGTCCCATGTAAGGAACGGTGGCAAAGGGACGTCCCTGCATATGAAGGGGAGCACGAAAGCGTCCTTCCTGGGTTTGATCGGTGCGCAGACGCGAATCATCGTCAATGGCACGGTTATTGTAGCCAAATCCTTCACGACCAAGCAAGGTTGGATTCGGGATTTCCACACGCATTGCCGCTCGCTGGGAAGGAACCAAGTTGGTCACTTGGTACACACCAGGACCGGAAGCATCCTTGATACGCTGTTCCACATCGCAGGTATCATCTCGTAGGCGAGTAAATTGGTTAATGATCAGATTTCCAGAAGGACCGGATTGGGGGACGGATGCATATACGCTCATTCTTCTTTATAATACTATTTTTTCTTCAGGATGGCTTTATATTTCTCTCCCACAATATAATCTCCTGATGCACGTGGTATACGTCCCATTGATTTCAACGAAGATGTAGCTGTAAATCCAATAGATTCATGGTTCTTATATGCTTTTTCAGCATCTTTTGCTCGTTCTAAGGTTTTAAAAGGTGAAATAGCAACGGCTTCACTATTCCAAGGGATTGGACGGTTCATTCTATTTAATAGGGAGATGACAGCCAAGGCACGGAAGCTCCATCACTGCCAGATGTGGTACAAGCTCTGTTGTTTCCTTCCTTGCAGGTTTGTCCTGGAATCCTATATAACCAATTCTGAAAGCTGTGTTGATCATTAGGGATTGTGGTAGACGGTTGAGGGGTCCAAATTCGTTGACTTTGATTATGTTGGAAGACATCCGTAGGATCTCCATACATCTTTGTCTGGAAGGAATCACTCCACTTGCGAGAGAGATCTTTGTCGGTCAAAGCAGCGCCTCGTCCTGGATTGTCACCAATTTCTGTCAGAAGCACATTCATAAAGGGATTCGCAGCAGTCGGAGGTGTTCGGTTGTCATCTCCAATCACATCTTGTACTGGTTGATCTGCAGCAGCAATGCCTGCAATCAGTGCTGCCGGACTTCCTGGCATGCTAAAGGGAAGCTGATCCGTCGGTTCTCCAAAGCCTTCACGGAGCACCCCTCGTTCTTTCATTCCATAATAGGCTGCAATAGCAATTCCAGCAAAGGCAAGACTGATTCCCAAGTATTTTACCTCCCTACATATGACAGCAAGGACAATGGCAAGATAGACTCCAAAGCGTGTTAATGAATTTAAGGCAGTGGTAGAACACTTCTTTGCAGCTTCGGAAAACGGATAAAAATCCTTTGCATCTTTTAGCAAGATAGAGGGATTTTCAATCCAAAAGCTCGGGCAACTGCTCATTCTAATCTTATAAGAGTATTTTGCAACGCAAAATACTCTTATAAGATTAGAATGAAATAGAGAATTACTTTTGTAATTCTCTATTTTAAAAAATAACATGCTTACTTCTTTTTAGGTACAACAGGCTTTCCAGCAGCTCCCTTTTTACTAGAAGGCATTGCAAACATTGCTTCCAGTTCTGCATCACTTACAGAGAGTGTACTCGATACGGTTGATGCAGTTGCTGCACTTGCTGAAGTTGCTGCAGCAGCTTTCTTCGCATCCATCTTCTTACGAAGGCGTTCCTGTACCTCACGTCGACGTGCGGATCCATCATTGCCAGTTTCACGATCCGATCCATTCAGCATCTCCGTCAACCCTCCAAACAATTCGCTAAACATAGGATTATCACTGAACTCTTTCATCATCTCCTCCGCTTCCCGCATGAGATCTTCCCGTTTCAGTTCTCCTCGTTCAAACTTGGCTTGAATCTTTTTGGCAATACGCTGCGCTCCTGCCATCAACAGTTCAGGCTTCTTTGTAAAAATCTCTTGCAAGTATCCAAAAATCTTGGTAGGATCTGATGATTCTAAGACCTCGGGACTCAATCCAAAATCTTCAGGTTTAAACTCTCGTGCCAGTTCTTCTGCCATTTTGGCAATTTGTCCCTTGAACAAACGTTCTGGAATCTTGAAGGCAGGGGCAGCACCACTTGCATCAGCGCCCATCATTTCCTTCAGTTTATCCATCATGGATTTCATCATCGGACTCTCTGCCATCTCCTTCATCTGGTGCATCATGCCGCTAAGATCCAAACTTCCAACATCAAAAGATGCTGCACTCAGCAATGCTAGAGTTTGAAGATGATTCCAAATTGCTTTATGCGTCATTTCACTCACCTCCCTCCATAAGGCAGCAGTAAGACGAATCCCAGGAAGAAACTCTTGCGTAAATAAACGAGTTGGATCTCGGGTTGTGAGCGCCGCGGGAGTTGTTTTCCACAGCGCTACAAACTCTTTCTCCACATCGGCAACTGGTCGTGCTTGGAGTGCTGCAATCTCCTTTGAGAGTTCCGGAAAGGTAGGGGTTAAATCATCACAAAAGGCAGTCAACGCTGTTGCAAAAGTGGTTGCCATTATCTTATATTTGCTACGGATAAATTGCATTGCAATTTATCCGTAGATTGTAAAAAATTGATTAGTAAATGATTTATAGAATCTATACTATTATATTTAGAATGCCACCGTTTGTACAATGTATTGGTATTAAAAAGGATGGAGTCCAATGTAGTTTTAATGGAAATTTCTTTGAAAATTATTGTGGAGTTCATCATAAAATAAAATTAAAGAGTGATCCAGAGTACAAAGCTCGCTATGATGCACGACCACATCATGCAGCGATTCCCATATTACGACATGAACCAGCAGAACCTGCTCGTGTTGTGACAGCAACAGAACCACTGCGCGTTGTTCTAACAAATACTGGTCCTGTTCGTACTGCTGTAGCAGCTGAACATACTGGATCTATTATTGCTCCTACCAGACCAACTGCACCACCCCCTGCACTATCTCCAGCAGAAATTGCACGCATCCATGCGCATAAAACTGCAATTTATAATCATAAACTTGAAAAATACGCACTTCCCACACCAGATAATCTTGTAACATATTCTCTAAGATTAATGGCATTGTGGCAACGAGAAAATATTCCAGGAATAGATATTCCTAATACCTATGCCATTTTAAGATATTCTGATATTATATCACCTGTTCAAATAACACAACGAAATCGATTATTAAAAGACTGCGTACAGTTATATTTATTATCAACTGGATATCATCCAGATTATAAAGGGTATAGCGATATTCCAGCACCCCAACGACAAACATTATTGGAAGATATTCATGCAAAAGTTACATCCTTTGGAACAATTAATAATCGAGATATTATTCCGAAAACAGATACATGGTGGAAAATCATTCGTAAACGTGAGCGAGAAGAAGAAATACGGCGTCGAGAAGAAGCGGAAGCTGCTGAAGCAGCTGCTGCCGCGGAACGTCGTCGTCGATTAAATGAGGATCTTCGTGAACGCCCTGTGGTCTTCCGTCGAGATCCTGAAGGAAGTATTGATTTGGCTGCCTTTGCCACCGATGGTCAAAATATTCATCGTTCTTCCGTTCAAACCGCAACTCACAAAGCAGTTATTAAATTAATGACACGATGTATTGAAGAAGGGCAAGATACCTTACCTGAAATTATTCTAGATTTGAAAAATCCAAAGAAAATAAGTGTCTCAGGAACAGATACACGTGAAAAGATGATTACCGAAATAACACATGATTACTTCGAATGTATTGCCTTCTCCATTCCCTATGGAGATGTCATGGATCGTGTCTGGGCATTTATTCGAAGTCACAAAGATCGTTCTGAACTCTTTATCCGATTAGCGCAAGAAATTGCAGAAGGGATTGGACAATGTACCAATGGAAAAATGGCACGTCTTGTCAATGTATTGCAAGGATTTGACGATACATTGGAAGTGGATCCTCCCAAAGAAATCTTTCAAGAGAAAATAGCATTGCTCATGAA